GTCCCCATTAGCCCCTAATCGTCCAAATTAGACCCACTCACGCCCCTAATCCACTAGAAAGCCCATATTTGCCCATATTGGGTCGATAGTGGTCTACCCTATACCCCTATACAGCCCTAAGGTATCGGTATAGATACCGCTAAGGGTTTAAAGTGGTTTTCCCTAGACCCAATATAGACCGAGGGGGTCTATTGGGATTTATGGGGGTAGATATATATAAGTACCTAATTCTGTCTCTGTTTAAGACTAAGGTGTATAAAACCCAGGAGACCCTTAAGGACCCTAAATAAACCCCAAAGGAGACCCTTAAGGACCCTAAATAAACCCTAATAATAAAAACTTAGAAAAAAGGGTCTAATTATATGACATCATATAAGAGAAAGATAGATTTACTATAAAAACACACTAGCTACTAGGGACATAATTGACCTAGTTTGGTTACTATACACCATAAGTATAGTCTATTTATGGCTTATTGTCTGAAAAGGGTAAGGGATGGTGTAACAGTGTACTATAGTAGATTATCAAGTAACCACTAGGGTCCCCTTTGATATACTAAGGACCACTAGGGTCCCCACTGGGGATATACTAAGGACCACTAGGGTCCCTAATAGTATCTAAATTAGTATTAATTAGGGTATAATCCCTTACCCTTTCAGTTCAATAGTCATACTTAATCGGAGGATATAATGACAAATAAAACTAAACCACAAGATGTAACTTCTACTAAGTACAAGAAGAAGAATCCACAAAAGGATGTTAATAGTAAAGATTATATAGACCCTTTGTCATCGACAGATGATACTGAGTCTGAATCTTATGTAGACCCTGAGAAGTTTCCTAACCAAGCTGCTAGTGGTAAACCTATTATTGATAAAAGTAATGGTAAGGTCCATAAAGGATATAAGAATCTAAAACCTTTTAAGAAGGGAGAGATGTCTAATCCTAGAGGTAAACTACCTGGTACATTAAGTTACAAGAATAGACTTAAAAGGGACCTACAGGTAATGAAGTGGATGCAAGAGGACCCTGAGTTAGCTGAGTTAGTAAACTCTTTAGATAATAAAGATATGTTTGATACCCTTAAACAGACTGCTTTTGCTACCTTCGTTAAAGACCCTGGAGACCCTACTTTGTTCGATAGGGCTTATAAAGCTGTAGCAGAAGACAGAGAATATACTGAAGGGAAGAAGACTAGGACTGAAGTAGACCAAAGGGTCACTAAGGTCTCTGAAATGACAATAGAACAACTAGAGGCTGAATTAGAAGATATTACTGATATAGAGCCTACTGAGGTATCATCATTGGATGATAATAAGGATTAGGGAACCCTCCGACTTGTACGCTGGAGCAAATCCCTAATATCCAGCACCTATCATACAATAATAATACTGGAGGGTATTACTATGGACATAAAAGACCAACAAGAGTATAAACTTCAGTTAGCTAAGAAGATTGAAATACAGAAAGAGCTTAATAATAGAAAAGAGAAAGAGAAGTATAGAGATGATTTTAAATCCTTTGCTAAGGACCAACTAAGAATCATTACTAAAGATGCTACTCAAGGTTATGTCCCTTTTGAGTTTAATGAGGCTCAACAACTGATACACGATAAAGTAGAAGAACAATTGAAAACTAAAGGAAGAGTAAGAGCATTAGTACTTAAAGCTAGACAACAAGGTATATCAACCTACACAGCTGGTAGAGTCTTTTGGAAGACCTACTATGCACCCCATACGAGGTCTGTAGTGATTGCCCACGACTCAGCTACTTCAGATGCCCTCTTCACTATGTCTAGAAACTATATCGATAGGATGTCAGACTTATTTAAACCTGAGTTAGTTAAATCAAATGCTAAAGAGATTAAATTCTCACATAATGATTCTGGTTATAGACTATACACTGCTGGTTCTCCAGAGGCTGGTAGAGGTACTACTCCTACTATCCTACATTGTTCAGAGTGTGGTTTCTGGCAGAATGATGAGAAGATTCTAGCAGGATTATTCCAAGGTGTATCTAGTGCTGATGGTACTGAGATTATTCTTGAGTCTACTGCTAATGGTGCTACTGGTGCCTTCTATAGAATGTGGAAGACTGCTGAGAGAGGTGAGAACGACTATGTTCCTATCTTCCTACCTTGGTTTATGACTAAGGAATACACTATGGAACCTCCTGAGAACTTCATCAGGACTAAAGAAGAAGACTCACTTGCTGAACAATATGATTTAACAGATGGTCAACTCTTCTGGAGACGAATGAAGATTGGTGAGGGTGGAGAAGCTAAGTTCAGACAAGAGTACCCATCAACGGCTGATGAGGCTTTTGTAGTATCAGGTAAGAACGTATTTGATGTAGAGAAACTAGATAGACTTGAAATTAAACCTGCTGAGTCCATTAGGGATTTAGACCACAAGATGCACACTTGGGAAGAACAAAGGGAAGGTTCATTAGAAATATGGGAACCACCTGGTTTTGAAGAGAAGTTTATTATTGGAGCTGATGTATCTCTAGGTGTGGGTGGTGACTACTCTACAGCAGTGGTTATGAACTCTAAAAGAGAAGTAGTAGCCTTATATAGAAATAACAGAATAGACCCCTCTAGATTTGGAGAGGATTTATTCTATCTTGGTAGGTATTATAATAATGCCTTACTTGCTGTAGAATCCAATACTATTGGTATTTCTACTCTACAGAAGTTAAAAGATATGAACTATGTGAATTTATATCATCAAACTAAGATTGGTAATATCAGTAATGAAGAAGGTGTAAGATTAGGTTTTAGAACTACATCTGCATCTAAACCTGCTATTATTGGTAATCTCAAGAACTGGATTGATTCTGATGATATCGCTATTTGGTCTCAAAAGATAGTAGCTGAATTAAGAGATTATGTTGCTGATGATAAAGGACATACTAATGCAGCTATAGGCAGTCACGATGATACTGTTATGGCTTTAGCTATTGCTGCTGAAGTTTATAGAACACACTCAGATAAATTATCAACAACAAGAGTAGGATTTAAGGATACTTTTATACCTACCCAAGAAAATAACTGGATATAACTATGACAGATAAAATACAAAAAGTCAGTGATGAGGAAGTAACCTCAATAATCAATGACTCTATTAATAAGTCAGTAGGAAGTTTTGCTTCTGGAAGTGACTTATCGGAGCAGAGAGAAGAGGCTATAAATTACTATACTCAACAACCTAAGGGTAAATTAAAACCCAATGGTGTCTCTAGAGTAGTTACTTCAGACACAATGGAGATTATCGATAGCTACTTGGCTGTTATCTCCGAGCTTATGTTATCTAATCAAAGGATAGCTAAGTTTAATCCTTCTAACCCTAAAGAATCTATTGGTGCTTCAATTGCAAGCACTATTACTAATGATTGTATTTTTACTAAAAACAACGGTTGGGTAGACTTAAACACTTGGATTAAAGCTGCATTAATGTTTAAAAATGCTGTCATCAGGTGGAGATGGGACGAGAGTGAAGAGTTTAAAGTTGAAGAATATGAGAATATAACTGCTGAAGAAGTAGATGCTATTCTTATGGATGATGAAGTAGAAGTAATTGAAATGATTACATCTAGTGAAGTAGTTGATGGTATAGAAGTAGATTTCTATGAGTCTTTAAAAATAAGACGTACTGTAGATACTTCTAAGATTACTTTAGATAATATCCCACCAGAAAGTTTTATGATTAGTAGGGGTGCTACCACTATTAATGATGCATCTTTCGTAGGTATTCAAACTGAGACTTCTCTATCTGATTTAAGAGAACAAGGTTTCAAGGTAGATTCATCTATTATTGAAGCTGCTGATTCAGATAGAATTACTAATACTGAAGAAGATTTCAATAGACAATCAATAAACGGTATTTGGGAAAGATGGGAAGATGACATTATGGGTGAGGCTAACCGAGAGGTAGTCGTAAACGAATGTTGGTTAAAGATTGACAGAGATGGTGACGGTATTGCTGAATTAAAGCATTTTATTGTTGTAGGTGATAATATCCTACTAGAAGAGTATGCTGATTCAATACCACTAGCTTCAATCAATCCTATTGAAATTCCTTATGCATTTCACGGGTTATCTATTGCAGATGCTACACGTTCTGCAACAGAGGTTAAAACAGCTATCACTAGAGGTATGATTGAAAATGTATACCTTACTAACTATGGTAGAGTACTGGCAGACCCTAATATTGTAGATTTTAGAGCTTTACAAAGTCCTGAGCCACATCAGGTTGTACCTACTATTGGTAGTCCAGTGGCAGCAGTACAAGCAATGAATCCTAATAACCTATCCCCTTCTACATTCTCTTTGTTAGAGTATATGAATAATGAGAAGGAGATGGCTACTGGTATGACCAGAGCAGCACAAGGAGTTAATGAGAAACTATTTGATTCTGGTAACTCTGCTGGTAAGATTGCTATGGTTGAACAAGCTTCGCAAAAACGTATATCCTATGTAGCGAGACGTTTTGCTGAGACAGGTTTTAAAGACCTGTGTCGTGGTGTATATAACCTTATCTTAGAGAATAAGGAAAGTGTCTTAAAGGATTATGATTATTTCAATATAACTCCAAAAGACCTTATTCCCCTTTCAGGGTTAACAGTGGATATCGATGTTGGTACTAATAGTGCTGCTAATACTCAAGAAAATATGAGTATACTGGCTTCACAAGTTATGCCAATGCTATACGCAAACCCTGAAACAAAATCT